CAGCTGCCAGCCGTGGTGGAGCTCGAGAGTGAACCGGCCAGCTGCCAGCCGTGGTGGAGCTCGAGAGTGAACCGGCCAGCTGCCAGCCGTGGTGGAGCTCGAGAGATAGCGCATAACAAAAAGCCCGCTCATTGGCGGGCCGATTGTCTCGATATGTGGCGGGCCGGATTAAGCCTTAAGCGCTGCAGCGATCGCAAGCGCAATCCCGACGCTTGCGACCTTGCCAATGGTTCCGGCATTGAATAGCCAGATTAAGCCCCATGCGCCCAAACCGATTGCCACCAGGATCACAAGTAGTAGCAGGATTTCAGGCCGTCCCATGCGAGCCCATTGACCTGCCACGGGTTGCGGGCTTGTCGCCTCTGGTTCTGCGACCACTGGCAATTCCGAATCTGCCAACGCGCCTAGCGGGCATTCGGGCAAGTCGATTTGCACAAGGCCATGATTGACCGGCCCGCCGCGATCGTTCAGACCGGCAACATTAGCCTGCCCGATACGATAGGCGCGTTCATGGGTTATCTGGAATGCCAGTTGTTCCCGAATTGCGGGCGGCACGTCATCCGGCGATTGCGTGACGAAGTAGACCCCAACGCCCTTGGAACGGATGAGGCGAACGGTTTGCTCGATCCGACGCAATAAGGCGGGGTTGATCTCGCTGAAAAGCAAATGCGCCTCATCAAAGAACAACACGAGTCGCGGCTTGTCGATATCGCCAATTTCTGGCAGGCGGTCCCATAGTTCGGTCAAGAGCCATAGCAGGAACGCGGCGTAAACCCGCGGCGAGTTAATGAGCCTTTCGGCCTGCAGGATCGAAACGAGCCCGCGGGTCTCCGTTGCGGAATGCCAACTTGCGCGCATATCGTTGGCAATAGAGAAAGGCGTGCCGATATCGCCTATGACTTCCAGCAATGCCGCAACGTCAAACTGACTCTGGCTGAAAAAGGCGTTCCCGCCTTGGCTTTCCAGGCGCAACAAAGCGCGCATGATCACACCCACGCTTGCCTTAGAGACTTGCCCGTATCGAGCGGAAACCTCAGTCTGATATTCCACGCAAAGCGCAAGCGTTGTTCTCAGATTGGCAATAGTATCGAGCGGCCATTCCTTATCTCGTGCCACGGCAAACGCGATCTCTAAAACCCCGGCTTGTGTGTCGGTCAGTTCAAGAGCACGCGCAATGAGTTCGGCACCCATCGAAGATATCGAGACTGTCAACGGCTTGCCGGTTTGGCCGAACACGTCGAGAAACTGAGTCGGGCATGATCTCGATAGGGCGGCGATATCGCCCTTCACGTCTGAGACAAACACGGGCACGCCCGCCTTGCTGAATTGCTCAGTGAGCCGCTGCAGGGAAACGGTTTTGCCCGTGCCCGTTTGGCCGGTTATCAGGCCATGCCGGTTCATGTAGCGCAAGGGCAGGCGGGTTTTTGCGTTTAGGGCAATGTGGGTCATGTTCTGACTCCCGTTATGAGGTTAGGAAGGGCGCGCCGTTGGAACGCGCCTAACCAAACATCACCGGTCATTTGCGCTTGACGTTTTCCGCGATCTCGAAGCAATCGGCCATTAGTGTCTTGTCCATGAAATAGCTTTTGGCGACGTATTCGGGGATAACCTCTGTCAAATGACGCGCAGCGCGTTCCCGGCTATCGAACAGGCCATGGACGGCAAGGGGGTTTTTCTTTTCAACGATCTTGAACATATTCGTTATTTCCACAAAAGGTTGATTAATTGAGCGGGTTAGTCGCGCTCGATCCTGATGATTTTCGTATAGACCTTCGCAGTTGCGAACGTGTCTGACGGCAGTTCCTCAAGTGTTTCAGCGTCAGGATGCTGGAACGTCACCGGGACCAGTGCCACAAGAGTCGGTGGCTCTACGTGACCATTGCGGCCCATGAGGGACAACGCGGCGGCAACGTGTTTCCGCACCTGGCTAAACGGCGGGTTCATGATGACCCGTGGAAACTCAACCTTGCCCCGCGCTTCAGCCGCATATTCCAGAAAACAACGATTGATGACCGGTCCCAGGCTATGCAGGTTGTTCGCTAGCTTTATGTGCCGCTCAACCATGGTCAGTTCATACCGGCTATGGCCTGCAGCGAACAGGGCTCGCACGAGTTGCCCCGTTCCCGCGCTTGGCTCAAGTGTCAGATAGTCGCCTTGCGGCCCTAGATACCGAACCATGCGCGCCGCAACGTCTGAGGGGGTGACATGGCATTCTGAGGCAGCGTCAACCGCTATAGGTTCAACCCGCTCAACCGTTTTGATCGGGTCAAAATCCTCCCGGCGTTTCACCGGGATGTAAAGGGGCTTTGCCGGTCTGGCGTACAGATTGGACTTCATGGCAATCAACCCGCTTTGCTTAGTGTGATGGCAGCCGTTGCGGCACGCTCAATAGCGTCTAGATCGATTGGCAACGCCTTGCTTGCCTTGTCGTTGATACGGACGACCGCACGCGCCTTGTGTGTCTCATAGCCGCCGCTATAGATGCGGATACGGGCAACCGGAACGCCCGACAGTTTCCGTTCCATGCGTTCCCATTTCCATTCGATGCGGCGCCCGTCCTCGCCGATTTCCACGGTCTCAAACTTCGAATATGTGCCAACCGAATTCCGCGAATAGACGGCTTGCGTAATGGACTTGACTTCGTTTTCCTTCACCGTGGCATAGGGGTTGCTCTGAGACGCTGCGACCATATGCAGGTTCCAGATGCGCTGAAGCTGAGCGGCCTGTTCGGCAGTTGGATTAATGAGAGTAACAGGCGCCGGTTTGCTGGAAGCTCGACGCGGCTTAGGGTTGGGGACCGCATAACCGCAAGCCTGCATTACGTCGCGCCATTCGTCGTCACTCAATTCCAGATATCGTTCATTGCTGATATGAGCAGGCAACGGCACCGGGGACTCGAGCAATAGAAAGCCGTCATCAACAACGGTGCATTTCGGCTTGTCCGCACCATGTTCGCGGGCGAATGCTTGGATGATGACCGGCGTTAGGTCGCCGTCAAATCGAGCAATATCACCCAGCATGGACCGCTCAAACGCCAGCCGGTTCAACAGGTGGTCAATCCACCGCTTACGATTAGGGCCATTGATGACGAATTCAGCATTGGCAATGCATTTCTGTTTGGCTTCACTTGGCGTCATCTCGCCCTTGTCAACCTTCGAATAGGGTTCCCATCCCGACATAAGAGCGCGGGAGTCCGTCCAGCCCAAAGCATGGTGGATCTGTTCGTCGGTCGTCAGTTTTGCCCATATTTCCAGGGCGCTGTAAGCAGTGTTGATTCCGCGCTGAAGGTCGCGCAATTCGGCTAGAATGGTCTTGATGCGATTAGCCCGCGTGCGTGGGTCGTTTTTCATGTTGGCGAAATGCTCAACACCGGTCGCACGATACAGCCAATAGTTCGCGGTCTTTTCAGCCTTGACCGCTTTTGTCTGAGCCGAATGCATACGCTCTTGCGTCTTGCGGGCTTTCCGCTCGCTATGATGACCGACAAGAATCGGCTGGCCCATGTAAAAGGCCTCTGAAAGCTCATCTGCATAACGCTGCAGGTTACGGGCTTCACTGTGACGCTTACCGGCGAGACCTTCCAAGCGTTCGGCCTTGATCTCGGCACGCTCGGCGATCGTCATTTCTTCAGGCTCGATTTCGCCCGCCAATTCGATTGCAAGGTCTTCGCGTTCTGGCGTCCATTTCGGAGCAACGAAAAGCTCTTGCTTGGGGGCCCATGAGAACCCTGCAGCCTTCACGCGAGCGTATGTTTCAGCGTCAAGACGTGTTGATGAGTAGAGGCGAATCTTGTTGTCTTCAGCCGAATAAGTTGCGGTGATTGTCATTTCCAGGGTCCCTTCGTTTCGATAGCCGGTTATCTCACACCGTTTGTTGATTATTTAGTTCCGGCCTATCAGTGTTTTTTCACACGTCAAACCCGCTCCACCTGCCAGAACGTAACCCCGGCAATCGGTCGCGCTTAGATCATAGTCGATGATATCGGACTCCCCGTCGATCGTGCTCACAAGGTCATAGGTTTGCCCGTCGTGCCCGTGGCCCGCGCTGGCATAGCCAGCAAGCCCGCTCAGCGCCATAAGGCTTGCCGTTGCGGCGATCGCCAGTGTCGGCTTGAACCGGCCTTGTGTGACGCGCTCAGCGGCCATTTTGCGGTTGATCTCAGTTGCGCGGTCACGGAACGCGGTTTCGCCGGTCATTGGGGTTATCTCGATATTGGGATTGCGCATGGTCTTAAGCTCCACAAACGATATTGAGACAGGGCGCGTTTTCCCTGAGCCCGAAATAGACGCGGAATTCTTCGTCAGACTCGAAAAGCTCGGATCTCAGTTTCTTGGCATATGCGATTTCACGGGGTACGCCCTTGCATATGCTTTCAACGCAGATACGCATTTCCATTCGGTTTTGGTTCGGTCTCATTGCCGTGATCTCCACAAAAGGTTGATTGATTAGGCGGCAATTCTCAGATGTCAGGGAACTGATCTTCATCGTCTGTGAAGTCTACGTCTTCAATGATGGCCGGTGAAAAGTCCCAGTGCGGGATTTCGACGTATTGCGTGGGTTCCGGCTGAACTTCGATATAACGGCGGCGCTTCTTGTCCCACTCCGAAACCGCTTTAGGCTTCGCATAGACGTAGCGGATACGCTGGACGCCGTTGTCGTCGGCCACCCAAACAACGCTGTCAAACCTCTCGCCTGTCTTCCAAGCCATATAGGCTAGGGCCCGCTGTTTATCGTCTTCCTTTGTCATGCGCGGGTTGAGGGCTTTCCACGTCTCGGTGGTCATCCCGTTCTTGTACTTGGCCCATGAGTTAGTGAGCTTGATTCCACGTTCAGAGAGAGTCGGCATTGTCGTTATCCCCACAAAAGGTTGATTGTTGTTTCAAAGCGTGGCGATGAGCGCCCGCATTGCCTCAGTCTCGCAACGTGTTTCCAGCTTGTCAGCATAGGCTGCAGGGGTAGAGACCGAGAAAGACAGGTTGATACGGCCGATTGCGATAAAGCGAATGCCGCCGACTTTGCGCATGGTGATATTGAGCATTTCAGTCCCCTGATTAGGCGTTGATGATTTCGACAGTGAGGGCGGTTGTTCCGTCGCGGTGCCGCTTGCCGATCGATGCAACCGCAAGAGCATAGTTGCGATCAAAGGTCGCCTTGTCGGCATAGTACCCGTTGAACGGTGGGCGGTTGTCAAAGGTGATACGGAAGCCAAGACCCTTGGCAACACGTTCGGCTTTCTTGCGAGTTATGAGGACTTCAATGTCCATGTGCGTCGTCTCCGTTTCGTTATCCCTTTATCTCACTCTGTTACGCATAAGTCAACCGTTTGTTGATTTAAATGTCGTCTAAAAGCGCGATTGCTGCATTTTTCTTTGCGGCCTGGCGGGCCCTAAAGCGGGCTTGCCGTTCGGCGTTGTTGGCGCGACCAGCTTCACTAGTGGCATGGCTATGCCGATAGGCGTTGTTGCACTCGACGCATGTTCCATTGCGTGTGTAACGCAACCTCGTGCTGCAGCGCTTACACGGCTTGCCAGCGTTGTATGTGGTGCGGCCCGCCTTTTGCGCGCTTGCCCGAGTGATCTCGATATCGTGGTTGTCCATTCTCTTTTCCTTCCGTGGGTTGAAGCTCTGCAGATACAGGCCAAGGGGAGTCCGCATGGTCTTTCGTTCATAGTATCGGTTGCGCTCATATGCGGCCCGTTGCGCCATGTAGCTCGACGACTGGCGGGCCAACTGTATGCGGCTCTGTCCCTCATCCCAATCCAGGCAGACAACGCATTGCGACCGATACACAAGACGGCGGTGTGACCGGCATTCAGGGCAACGCTTGCCCATGTATTCGGTCTGCCCCTTGGCTATGGCCTTAGCTCTGTTACCTGGCTTGCGTGGCATGGGTGATATCCGTTGAACAGATCCGTTCTACGTTCGTAACGGAGTTACGTCAACCGTTTGTTGATAGTTGCGTAGCGTGGTGATTGTGTTTCTGCGCACACGCTATTCCGACTCCGTTACGCGCGTTCTTTCTGCGCACAGATTATGTGATCACTACGTTACATCATGCGGTTGAGGGTTGTTATACCTCCGTTACGCCGTAACGCTGCGAGTCACTCTGTTACATCGTTAATAAGTCAATGATATCAATGGGTCGCTCTGGGTCCCTCCGTAACAAAATGAGGGAATGCGGGGGGCGCCGAGCCCCGGTTCGCGAGAGTTTTTGGGAAAAATTTCGCCCTGAACTTGCTCGTTACGGCTCACCGCGTTACGAAACTGCGGTTTTGTGGGATTTTGGGCAGAAATTTTGGAATTTTCAAAATTCTCCTAGACCTAACCCCTTGTTATGGACCTAACCTAGACCGCTTTAACTTACTGTTTTTATTATCTTATTTTATATAGAGTCTAGAAGGTCTATAAGGTCTATAACAATTCCCATGTACGGAGACACGGTTGCTCCCCACCAACACTGGAAGGGTGCTGTCAGAAATGTGCAGAAAAATGCCCTGCTACTCTTGGCAGTAAAACCATGTGGACCATATAGACCTCCTAGACCTAACCCTAAAAACAGCAATGAATTCAGGATTCTAACTAGGTCTATAAGGCGGTCTAGGACGACCATTTAGGTCTAGGAGAAATTTCCTTGGAAACGCTGGCATCAGTTTTCAAATAGGCGATATGGCACACCGTTACGAACCTAGATACACTTGGAAGCGCACGCAGATCGACAAGAACGATCCGCCTACGGACTTCGATTGGACAGGTTATGACGAGGGGGAGGGGATCGGTCGAATCCGGAAAGAGTTTCACGGGCCTACGAAGGGCAAGTGGCAGTGGGCCGGCTGGTATTCGAAGAAGCTTTGCGGAAGACCTCCTACGCCCAACACAGGGTGGGCTGCGAGCGCTCGGATAGCTACGCAGAAGTGTGAGGAATACTGGGAGCGCAGTAAACAGGTGATGACGCCACGGGACAGTGCTGGTCGGTAATAGCGGTGCGATCCCCAAAAACGAAAAAGCCCGCACAAGGCGGACAATCATCAAAGCGTTACTTTTGGTAGTCAGTGCATCCGTGTTCTCGGAAACTAGGTGTTGACTTTTACTGCAACATTCTCAATATCAGTGGCGCTTCAATGGTCACGCTGAGAAATCTTAAACAGCGAAATACGGAAAGCTCACGAGTCTTATCACCTCGTGAGCTTTTTGCTTTTATGAGCAAGTCGCCCCTCACGGATGTAGAACTTCGCACTTTCAGTCGGGAACGACCAGGGCGCTACGTTGTTGGTGCTCCGAAAAGGAGTAACACCATGGAAATCCGACCGCCGAAACAGGTGAAGACCCACCCCGACTATGGCATCAACTGCGAAGAAGCTCTGGACCTACCGCTTCAAGATCTGATCGACCGTGCGGTGCAAGCAGGATGGGACACGCGAACCGTCATGGTGGCGTTGCAGAGTGTGGCATTCAACAGGGCGAACGCGTACGAGGAAGATCCTGATCCTGAAGATGCTGATAGCGAGATCGGGGCGCTGTAAAACGAAAAAGCCCGCACAAGGCGGGCAATTCTCAAAGCGTTTGTTGGTCACTGAAGGTAATAACTGTTGTTTATCGCGTTAGAAGTCGTCCCGCTCGGCGACATTTAGCAGATCCCGCATTGCGGACTTCACATCCTCCTTCCCGCGGTTATAGGCAGCGTTTACGGCATCCACGATATACTCGGCATCCGCCTTGGTTTTGAACGACACGCCGTTGAGGCGGGCTGCCAGCGGTCGTATGTAGTACTTCCCGTCGTCGCCCTTGGATACTTCACACCAGGCCATCACACATGTCCTCCGTGGAAGAAGTGCAGCACGAGCGAGCCATCTCCGAAGATGACGGTCGAGATGTACGGAGCTTCGTGCTTCACAGGGCAAGGATAGCCGGTGCCGACAACGTGAATCCGAGTTGGCACTTTGCCGGCGTCCGGTGCGCAGCGATACCACATCGAGACCGACTGCTCGTCATACTGCTTGGCGATCGTCAGGATCTCGCAGAAGGCCGGAAGCTGCAGATCGAGCGTGTCCTTCAAATCTGACAGGTGAATGAGTTCTTTGTAAACGGTGCTGACCATCACGCACGACCCTCCACCTTCGGCTGGCCTTCGAACCGCGCCGTGACTTCCTTGAGAGCCGCGATCACGTCCTGCCGCTGGCAGTTGGACACGTAGTTGGTGCGCGAGCCGGTCTGGCCTTCACGCTCGAACACGAGCAGGACGAACCCGTACTTCCCGTCGCTGATATCTTTGTTGAGAACGCCATCGAGTACCTTGGCGATCATTTGCACGGCGTCGGCCGCATCGCTTTTGTTGAATCCAGGTTTCGTGCTCATGCTGCACCGCCATCCGCGTAACGAGTGCCACAGAAAGGGCAGAAGGACAGGAACATCGCGCAAGCTTTCGCTTTACCGCGTCCCTTTTCGATCTGCTCGGTTTCAAGCATCAGGCCAGGGTGGTCCGACTTTCCGAACATCATCGCCTGCGTGAGACGAGTGTTCCTTTCAACCAGTTTCTCATTGACGGTTCCAATGCAGGTGCAAGTCATCGCAATCTCCTTTGTGACTGCGATGACCCTACCTCATCAATAGCCGGATATCAACAAATAGTTGATTTATAGATCGTCGAACTCGTCCATTTCTTCGTCTTCAACGACCTCGATATCATCGTCCCAATCCAGTTTCGACATCATGTGCTTCTCGAAAAGCTGTCTGCACACGTTCAGATTAGGGAGGATGTAGCCCCATGGCCTAGCCCCCGGAGCCCTCAAGCGGACTGACTTTACCTCATCTCCCAGGATCTTAACGAGTTCGCGCCCGACTTGAATTTGGCTCATGACCTCGCCATCGTATCGGCGCCGCTTCATCCAGTCCGAGTAAGACTGGTAGAACTCACCGCGGTCAAAACGGATATGCTGATGACGCCAGTCGGCATGGCCGATGGTGGTTGAAAACTCGACCGGAAAGTCGCCTGACTGCAAAGCGTCGAACCAGTAAGCCTCAAAATTCTTGAGCCCTCTGGTCTTCTGATCGGCAAGGGCCGAGCTATCCGGCACCCTGCGCACTTCGAACTTGCTGATGTCGTATTTCTGCAAATAGTCGAGCAGGGCTTCCAGGCCACCGTTCATCATCTCGCGCTTCATGGCGCCGAAATACTTGTGATCATCCTTCCGCTTCTCGGAAACATCGAGCACGAAATAGCGGCCTTCGTCAGCGGTGGCCGGCACCACCCAATCTTCGTTCGATGAGATGAACAGGCGCAGATAGCTGTCCACCTTGAAGGCGTTGACGCTCTTGGGCTCGATCATGACCGATGTCGACGTGATCAGGTATTTGAGAGATCCTTCAGCCTGTTTGTTGCCTGCCCAAAACCCTTCCTGAACGTGCAGAAGAAGGCACCGCTCCTGATGCTGGTTGAACTTGCCGACCATTTGGTCCTGGTTGGCGACAGTGACGTGATACCGCTTGATGATGCCGCCGAAATAGTCGGCGATCGTGTCCTTTCCGATGCGCTTCTTGCCGCGGAGCACCATGGCAACGCCAGGCTTCTCCCATGGCTTCTGCAACATATGAGCGAACCAGCCGAGCGCATACCGGTAATGGTCTTCGTTGCCGCTGCAGATGATATCTTTCAGGTGGTCGAGCCACATCTGGCATGAACCGGCGCTGTCAGGCTCAACGTCGAAACCCTTCCAGTGGTTGAAATAGCCTTCCTTTTCCTTACCAGGAGCGAACACCACACCATCCGGATACTCTCGCCGGGACTTGTGTTGCATCCATGCCTTCGAAACGGGCTGAGTGGCCTTCTCCGTGGCAACACGGTCGTTCTCGTACCAGTTATGCAGTTCGGCCGGCGTGCCGTAAGACGTGGTGCCGTCCTTGTTCTCGGTGATGATGACGCATTTGCCCTGCAGGAAGGTGACGGCGTGCTTCTTGTTCAGTCGCTTGACGCGATTCGGAACGTGCCCGAGTTCCTTTTCAACCTGAGCCTTACGCAGTTTTATCTCGCGTTTGGAGGGCGTGTCTGAGCCGCCGAGAACATCATCGAACTCGCCATCATCTTCTCCTTCTTCGGGCCCCAGGTCATCGAACTCCCCCAGGTCTTCCATTTCCTCGTCAAGCTCGATGTCGCGCACCTGCGCCTGGATCGAGCGCATGGTACGCTGCTTGCGTTTCGGACTGTTTTTGAAGCTCTTATATTTGAACAGGGTGGTCTCGTCGTCATGCTTGTCCGATCCCGCGGACCATGAACGGAAAACCTCGTAGAACTGCTTGCGGATCGAAAGAGGGTGCCCCTGCGCCTCGTGCTGCACGGACGCCATCACGTTCAGCCATTCCTCATAGTCGAGATCCACGTTCGGGATCTTCGACAGCATCTCACGCACCTCGTCGGGCGTCAGGCCGAGCGGTTCAATGGCTTCCGGGTCGACAGGTCCGTTCTCACGTTCCTCGTCGTACTCGATCAGCTTGGCGATGTAGTCGGCGTCAAGGAACGGTCCTAGCCCAAGATCGAGGTCGTCGAGGTCGAACGGGCGTTCCCATGTATAGGGATTGCCGGTGATCGGATGGATCGAGGGCGGCATTGCGACCTGTTTGCCGGTGCCGAAAAGCTCAATCTCCCAATCCCACTTCTTCACGTCCTTCTGCTGCTTTTCGTCCCAAACGAGAGACTGCTTTTCAGAATGAGCCAACTGCTTGGACGGAAACGGGCGGGATGTCAGGATGTAGAAATGTCGGCTCGCACCACCGGAACCCGACACGACGGAGGGATAGTCACGGTATGCGGGAATGAGTCTTTGAAGTTCGGCGAAGGCTTCCGCTGCGAGTTCCGCCTTGCGAATGTCCACGTCGATGACGAGCAGATAGTCAGAGCCTACCTGCGACCACTTGCCGAGACGCACGCCGACGTTATTTCCGTCGCGGTAGCTCTTGCGCAGTTGCTCAAGGGTCTTGACCGCTGCTTCCGACCACTTATCGCCGATCGGTCTTTTCGACTTCGGGTGCAGCCAGTGGATAGCAAAGCCGGCGCGGGCGAATTGCTCGATCTCATGGAGCATATGCGGCTCCGGACTCGTAACGCAGACGGCAATGGGTGCGATCGCCGCAACCACGGCTCGCGTATCGTGTGTTCAGCATTTCCTACAGTCCGCAGTTTGAGAAAGGTCAGGGTAGACTGCGAGAGGATTAGGAAGGCAGAAACGGTTCCAGGTCGAGGATGGTCAGCGGCTCGAATTTCTTCGGCAAACCCTCCTGGGCGACCGAACAATCCACGAGCTTACGCGCCGTCGTGAACGGGATCGGCTTCTCACGGTTGATCGAGAACACCTGGTAAAGGTGTTGCGGGCTAAGGCCCGTGGTCTCGGCAACCTTGTAGAGTGCTAGTTTCGGCCTGCCGTGGACGACGTGGTATTTGGGCAGCTTAGACATGACCAGATCGTAAAGCGGGCCACCGGGGCCGACGTTCTTGCGCTTTACATTGGTGTCTTCAGACATACGGGGATTCCTGTTTTCAAGGGTTGGTTTACAGGCAAAGTACGTTTGTCAAAAAACAAAGTCAATCGCTTGTTGACATACGCAACTGTTTGTGGAAATTCATAGGGTATCGAAGCAGCACCGCACGATAATCAACCCTGAAAGGACCAACATGTCTCTCGAAGCAAAGATCGAAGCACTCACCAACGCTGTCACGGCTCTTACCGAAGCGCAGACCGAACATACCGAGCGCCTCAATGCAGTCCTGGCGAACGGCGGCAAGGCCGCATCCGGCGACGGGGAAGATAAGCCGACCCGCAAGCCGCGGGTGAAGAAGGATGACAAGTCGGCTGAGACCGAAACCGGCACTGACACCGACACGGGTGAAGGCGATGTCGACACAGGCACCACGTCCACACTGACCAACGACGGCGTCAAGAAGGATGTCGTTGCACCGTGGCTTTCCGAATTCATCAACGACAAGGGCGAAACCGACGCCCGCAAGACCAAGATCAAGGGCGCACTCGCCAAGCTCGTCGGGAAGGAAGGCGCCACTGTTGCCGACGTTCCGGCTAGCGATCTGCAGCGCCTCGTCGATTGGGTCGCCAAGCAGAAGGAAACCGATGCCGGCTTCGGCAAGGGTCGCCTGACTGCCACTGCTGGTGCGGCAGGTTCGGACGACGAAGAAATCTAAGCCTTACAAGGCATGACGGTGATCTCGGCTTTCGGGCCGGGATCATTTCAAAGAGCGCTCCGCTGATCCTCCCCCGCGGCGTTCGGCTTGTCCGAGAAGGTGTGCCCGCATCTTCGAGCGCTCTTTGAAATGATCTTCACCAGCGAGATTTTACTTTGGCCGGTCACGCCCGAAATTCACCATCTGACTCCAAGCGATGGATACTTTGCAGCGGCGCCTTGAACCGTTGCAAGAAGCTCGGTCTGGACAAGGATGACGACCGCGTGAATACGGCTGCCGACGAAGGTACGGCGGCTCACACAATCCGCGAGCTTTGCCTGGAAACCGGTCTTGATGCTCATCATTTCGTCGGAACCCCTGTCGAGGTCAACGGTGTCATCTACATGTGCGATGACGACATGGCCGACGCCCTGCAGCCTGGCATAGATCGAATTCGCGAATTCCCCGGCAAGATGATCATCGAAAGCCGAGTGGACATCACCCACATAACCGGCGAGAACGACGGCGAGCCCCAAAAGGGCACGCTTGATTGTGCTGTCATTCCTGGTCCCGATGAAGGTGATGAAGCGGTCCAGTCCGACCTGAAGTACGGCAAAGGTATTCCGGTTCAGGCGGTCGGCAACACCCAACAGATCATCTATTTCGATGCGCTGTGGGAGCAGATTAAAGACACGCATCCCCACATCAAGCGCGTGCGAATAATCATCGACCAGCCAAGGAATGGCCGGGGAGGCGGGGAGTGGGTGATTTCGATTGACGAGCTTCGTGAAAAGGCTGCTGAGATCAGGGAGCGGGCAAAGCTTACCTTCGATCCGAATGCATCATGCACGCCATCGAAGGAGGGGTGTCTTTGGTGCAAAGCCGCCAAGGTCGAAGGAGCATGTCCGGAATACGAAACATGGGCTCTTGAGTTCTCCGGTATCGAGTTCGAGAACCTGGATGATTACGATGAATTCGGCGTTGAGATTGAGCTTCCTGACCTAGAAGGTCTCACGACCGCTCGGAAAAAGGCGATCTACGACCACCTCGGTATTGCGCGTGCGTTCCTGACCCGAGTTGAGGCTGCGGTCGCTGCCGAGATCCGTGCCGGCGACGGTGAGAAGTACGGCAAGAAAATTGTTGCCGGCCGCAAGTCAAACCGCAAGCACTCAGATCCGTTTATGTCCGACCTTTGGCTGGCTGAGAACGGGTATTCCGAGGCTCAGACAATCACCAAACAGTTGATTACACCCGCCAAGATTGATAAGCTGGTCGGCAGGGGAAAATTCCCGCGTGACCTCGTTGTTGGCGGCGAACCAACTCCATCGATCGTGTCGATCGAGGATGCCCGACCAGCGATCCTGGTCACCATAGACTTCGAAGATCTCGATGAGGAATTCGAATATTTCGACGGCTGAATAGCGGACGTTCCATCGTTCAAAAGGAAAGTGTTCAAATGGGATTCAAACCATCGTTTAACGCCGAAAAGGGCACCATCAAGGTCATGGTGCGCCTGAGCTACTTCAAGGGCTTCGAGAAAACGAAATCTTTTGAAACTGGCGGGCTGAAATATCGCACGAACGGCCTGATCGATCCTTCCACGGAAGATGGTAAGGTCAGCGTCAAGGTGATCAACGAAGCAATTCGTCACCTAGCCGGCAAGGAGTGGCCTGGCAAGGAACTCGCAAACCTCAAGAGTGCAATGGGTGATGGCCCGAAAGGTCGTTGGCCGCTGTTCGACGGCAATCAGTATGTCACCGACGACGGTGATGTGCGCGACGGCTACGAAGGTATGCGCTACCTGCGCCTGACCAACGATCGCAAGCCTAAGTACAAGAACCGTCGCGGCGAAGACATCGACATCGAAGATGAAGGTGAAGACCTTTTCCGCTCCGGTTACTACGCCATTGCCTACTTCCATCTCTACGCCATCAAGGCCAAGGATAAGGGCGGCAACGGTATCTTCACCACGCTCGACGCACTTCAGTATTTTAAGAAGGGTGAAGAATTCGCCGGCGGCGGCATCGATGACGACGAAATCGACAATCTCGGTGATGACGAGGACGACGATCTCGCCGACAAGCCAGCCGGTAGAAAGGCTCCTTCAATCGACGATGATGACATTTGATGTCGGCGTGCAGGGCGTTTAGTCGCGCCCTGCATATCCACCATTTGTTGATTTATGAGGAACCCTGACATGATCACGAATATCGAAATTCAGATTGCCAAGGAACTTGGCGTCCCTGTTCAAAACGTATGCACGGTCGGCTCAACCCTCATCTGCGGAAAGGGCAACGATACCGATCTCCTGTGCCTTGTTCCGTCTGACGACTGCTTAACCAAGGCGGGCTTTTCGCCAGATGTCGATCTTCAATACGAGTCGGCTCTCCACTCATGGCGACGTGGCGATATCAACATCATCGCAGTGAACGATCGTGCCTTCTTCCTGGCCGAAGTGGCAATCACTTACGGGGCTATGGCGGTCAGAATGGTCAGATACAATATGGACGATCGTGCAGATCGCGTTGCTTTTCATACCCTGATTAGGGGTGAAGTGTTGCGAAGGATTGATGCTTCTACCGCGTTACCGGTTCAAGACTTCGACGACATCTGATGGCTCAGAAGGTCACGTTTAAAACTGAGCGTCCGATCGCGTTTTTCGACCTTGAATGCTATCGGAATTATTTCTTCGTGGCCTTCATTACGCTCGATGGTCGGAGTGCTTTTTACGAACGCAGCGATCGGGCCGATTTCGATCCCATGCGCGTGCGCCGTCTGCTGAAAAAATACACCGTAGTCGGTTTCAACAGCCGCGATTACGACATGATGGTTTTGCTGCACGCGCTTAACGGCGCCAGCAATGACGACCTCAAAAAACTCAACGACTACATCATCAAGGGTCGAAAGAAACCATGGGACTGCGAGCGGGATTTCGGCATCGTCGTTCCATCATACGTCGACCACATCGATCTATTTGACGTGAACCCCTCCGTTGGAACTGGCGCTGAAGACGACGATGAGGTTGAGAACCTTTTCGCATCCGGTAGCGCGAGCCTGAAAACCTTGGCGGGGCGACTGCACGCGAAACGGCTGCAGGATCTTCCGGTTGATGCGGACTCATTGTTGACCCATGAGCAGATGGATGCGCTCAACGACTACTGCCTGAACTCGGACTGCCCTGCGACCATGCGTTTGTACGAAGGGTGCAAACAGGCGCTCGAATTGCGCGAGTCCATCGGCGAGATCTACGACATGGATGCACGTTCGCTCTCGGACGCGCAGACCGGCGAGCGCATGATCAAGATCGGTGTCGAACGCCTGATCAAAAAGAAGATCGAGAAGGCCGAGTTCAAGGGCGCCTACACCTTCCAATACGAGGTGCCGGATTTCGTTGAGTTCGAAACACCACTGCTGCAAAACATCCTGAAGACCATTTGTGAGAGCGATATCCAGGTTACGGACACGGGATCGGTCAAGTTTCCGGAGGAATTCAAGAAGTTCAAGATCGAGATCGGCCAGTCGAGTTACAAACTCGGCATTGGCGGTCTGCATTCTCAGGAAAAGTCGCGTGCGGAAGTCTCTGATGACGAATGGCAGCTTGTCGACTTCGACGTGGGCTCTCAGTACCCGTCGATCATCCTGAAGCTCGGTCTCTATCCCAAGGCGGTAGGCCCGAAATTCCAGCCGGTCTACGGCGGCATTAAAGCCGAGCGTATGGCCGACAAGAAGCGCTCGCAGGATTACGGTGAAGCCGGCAACAAGGAGAAGGAGCTTTTCTACAAGGTCCGGTCTGACGGCCGAAAGGTCGGTCTAAATGGTCCATACGGAAAACTCGGCAGCCGGTATAGCGTGCTGTTCGCGCCGCATCTGATGATCGCGACAACCTTGACCGGTCAGCTTACCCTTTTGATGCTCATCGAGCGTGCCGAGAAGCACGGTATCCGCATCGTGTCGGCGAACACCGATGGTGTGGTCATGAAGGTGCCGCGGTCGATCTATTGCGGCATGACCAAGGATCGGCCGACAGGTGGTATCCTCAAAGAGATCATCGACTGGTGGGAGAACACGACCAGCTTCGTTCTCGAAGGTGCGGAATACTCGGCGATCTATAACCGCGACGTGAACTTCTACGTGGCGATCAAACCGAACGGCAAGGGGAAGCGTAAAGGATATATCGCGAACCACTGGCATCCAGACTCGCCCGAATACAGCCCGTCGTTCGAGCAGATGAAGAAGAACCCCAACATGACGGTCTGCGGTGACGCCATCCTAGCGTTCCTCACCAAGGGCACGCCGATCGAGGATTTCATCAACGACTATTCCGACGTGCGTGGTTTCGTCCGTGTGATCAAAGCCAAGGGCGGCGGCGATTGGAACGGCGAATATCTCGGCAAGACTGTCAGG